GTAACCGTAACTGATCTGCTCGCATATCAAGTTCATTTGTACTACCACTGCCTGTGCATAGGCCACAGCATGACTCTTCTTAAAGTAGTACTCACCATCCTCGGGCTTTGTCCAAATAGTCGTCATCACTGTCGTCCAGTCCTTCCCAATCAAATGTCTCTTGGCTGGTCTTATCATAGCCAAAATTGCCGCTAGTTGGAGTATACTCGTGGGTTTCATCTGGCGCAGAATGGCGCCATGGCCGTTGACATGAAACAGTAAATTGCTGAAATCGTCCTGCTCTAAAAGGTCCCATAGTGGCTCAGCCTCCATTAAAGTTTTAAGATGCTCTTCATCTCTTACATCTTTATAGATACCAACATTGAGAAAATCTAATTTAAAATAACCTCGATTTTCGGCCTCGTTGTAATCAATATTGGCTAGATTGGTAATAGGATCATGTGGTATGTCAGTTACATAAATGCCTGTGTTATGTGCCACTAACTTGTCCCCGTCTATACGACTAGACCGTACATGATTGAAATGTTCTAGTGCTTTGGTGCGATCGTAGAAATCAATGTCGATATCTGGCATTATAAATTTGACTCCTTGACTACCTGCGTAATCAGTTCCATGTCGAACTTTTTATCACGAAACTTTTTCTTCCAGAACGGTGGATCAATCATTGTTGCTACTGCTGCCAATTGTTCGTCATTAAATGTATTTAATAAATTTCTACCAGAATTGCAGTTCAACAACAGCCATGGAGATATTTTTCCATCTTTAATGTTAAACATGGCTCTGCTGGGGCTGATGTAATTGAAATAATGATTCCATACAGCATTGTTTTCTACAGCCCACTTTGACATGGTATCAATAGATCTCTCTAAGGCAATCTCTACCGATTCTGTTTTAATTAGATGCAGTACAAATTTTTCATACAATTCTTCTCTACACCAATGATCCAGTTTGACACCGCTGATTACCACGAAGTCAATATATTGATCTGGATACAAAGGATTAACATTGTGCATGAAACTGCCAAACTTTACAAACGCATTGTAATAGGGACTCTTGGCAAACTCTAAATATGTTTTGTCATGTTTTTGTTTCTGTGTTAGTCTATAGAATCGATTGTATACCGTATATCCTAAGATAACATGTTTTTCATCCTTGGCAAGATACCTGCGTTTTTGCTCGCACATATGTACAACCAGAGTTTTTTCTTTACTAAACTTGGTTCCGCAGTGTTCACACACATACAGTTGACTAACTGGTTGATCTAACAATTTTAACATACCTTATTTCAGTCAAGCAATTTTTTAATTTGTTGATCATCATATCCCAACCGTTCAGCATGTAATTTCAATTCTGCAGTTGGCATAATCTTACTCATCAATTCTATATCGGTTAATTTAGCATTGGGGAATGCCTCGGATAAAAATTTAGTTTTTTTGTTAGTGGCTTTTTCTTTTTTCTTAAAACCGATCCACTCATGAAAAAATACCTGTTTACTTTCATGTCCGCATAGACACAACAGTTGCCACAACAGTTTTGGATGTTGTTGTAATGTGTACCAGTGTTTGTTAAAGTATTCATTCACTGCCAACACATAATGTTCTGCAACATCTCTATTGTTGCTTTTAACACTGCTGATGTATCGATTGAGGATAAAAAATTCACCTTTAATACGTTTGCGTTCGTCTTCGTTAACATCGTCCCATAGTGACCTTGCCCCGAGGTCAATGGCTGCTAATTTTTCTTTGAGTTCAAGTTTTTCACTCACTGCGGATTATCCTTGCTTAGTCTGTATATCATTATAGCACGATCCAAGGCCTTTTGTAAAGCAGGATTGGTGGGAGCCATGCGGCGAATTTCACCCCACATCTTGTCCTCCATAATGCGATCATGTAAGGGTCTTCCGTCGCTTGTTCGATTGTCAAACTCCCAGCCCACTGGATGTCGTTCTATTGAACCAGATTCTCTAGCATATACAGTATCGCCTACACGTTCGTATATGTAAGTAGTATTTGGAGTTAAAGAGCCCATATCAACCCTTCAATATTTCTTGAGCAATATCTGTAAACCAATGTTTTCTACGATTGCCTTTGAAATCTAAAAATATTGCGGTCTTACTATATCCCGCTGAACTCTTTTTTACACCATACACAAATTCGTCTGAGTAGTTAAAAAATTTAAATTTTAAACCGCAAGATTCATGAAATGCCGATTGGCCTCGAGGCAGCCGTGGTAACTGATATTTCTTTTCTAAAACTGATTGAATGCTGATTTGGTCCCCAAACCAAGATTTTTCTGACTGACCTAGATCATAAAACGCATTGGTTCTTTCTTGAAAGAAAGATACAATTTTTTCTTTATTTCCTAATTCTGTATTTACTAGTACCACAGTATTATTCACTTCGCCACCGTTCCACAATATACCAATATCAAATTCTTCTTTGAAGAAGTTATCAAGGTTTCCAGATATCAAATGATCGGCACCACAGAGAATTATTTTTCCGTCAAATTGTTTGACAAGATCTAAATTAGACAATACTAGTGATTCCATAATGTTACAAGATTCTAACTCGGTTCTAAAACTTTCTCCGGATTCTAGTTTTATGTCTGTGGCCATATCAGTAGCAAGAATAAATTTTCCGTTAGGGTTAAATTTTTTAAATGTTTTTTCCAAAGAATAAAGAGCAGCCTCGTAATCGAAATACAAACTTCTAAAGTTTATTTTTCGTTGTTCGAGGTCAGTTTTATAAAAGGCAGCTAGAATTGTCATGAATTATCTCTATAACGGATTTATAATCTACACCTGGATAGATTGGTAGACTTACTTGCTTGCTAGACACCCAGTCAGTTATTGGTAAAGAATAGGATGCTCGATATGCTGTTAGTCTGTGCACCGGAACTGGATAATGCATTTTTAGATCAAGTTTAGATTTAACATCTGCAATTAATTTTTCTCTATCATTAACTAAGATAGGATAGATATGATAACTATGATTTGAATTTTTAGTCTTTATATATGAAAAATGTTTGTTGTATTCGTTGGCAATTTTTCTTTTTTCTTCTAGAACAAAATCAAAATTCTTTAATTTTATTCTTAAAAATTCAGATTGGATATTGGCCATTCTATAATTATAACCAACATCGTTGTCATCCCACTGCCTTACCTTACACATAAATTTGTATAAATTTTCATCATCGGTAACTACGCATCCAGCATCACCTAGTGCTCCAAGCCCTTTACCTGGATAAAAACTAAAAGTTCCTAAATTACCAAATGTTCCAACATGCTTATTATTTAGAGTAGTGCCGTGTGCTTGACTGCAATCTTCGACTACTGGAATATTCTTTTCAGCGGCAATGGTATTTATTAAATCCATCGGAGCGGCATTACCGTAGATGTGAACTGGCAATATGCATTTTGTTTTTGATGTAATAGATTTACGAAGACTATCAGGATTCATGGTAAATGTTTCTCGATCAATGTCAACATATACAGGAGTTGCCCCGCAATATTTGATTGCTGCCGCAGTGGCCCTAAAAGTGTGCGACACTGTGATAACTTCATCTCCTGGTCCTACTCCCAATGACAACAGTGCTAGATGTATTGCAGATGTTCCGTTTGAAACGGCTACACAATACTTTGAACCAACATAATTGGCAAATTCTTCTTCAAATTTTTCAGTACCAAATACATAGTTACCACTTCTGATAACAGATTCTGATTTTTGAATTAACTCATCTAATACACTTCCGTGTATTTCTTTAAAACTGTAAAAAGGGATCATAGTACCCACTCCATAATTTTTTTGGCTGTATAAATGCTGGTCAACGGTTGTGATCTAGATTCTATACATTTTAGAAAATGCGTTCTTCCTGTATACAATGCTTCTGCTGTTCCAACTTTTGGAGCCAACATATCACCTAGTTGGTTAGCGTTGAAATCTGAATTTATTTCTCCAGTAGAATAAATTTTAATTTTGTCAAGATCAATATCGTCGTAGACAACACTGTTCTTATCCCCAGTTAAAATAATCTGTCTCTTTTTCACCGGACTAACCCAATTACAATTTGTTGTAGTTGTAAATCCGTTGGTAAATTTTAAATTAACAATCACTTGATTTGCTTTATCATTGATATGATTATTTTTAATAATTGTTCTATCTTTTAACTCTAGGTCGGGATAAAGATAATTTACAATACTTAAATCGTGTATGGCAAGATCTAGCAGAGCATCGACATCACTTTGAAATAATCCTAGACTGATTCTAGTGCTATCGTAATATATCGGTTTGCCAATATCGATGTTTTTTAATTGTTCTACGGCGGGATTATAGCAAAATGTATGATCAACAAAAATAATATTCTTTGTTTTTTCAGATTCTTTAATAAGGTTGTTGATTTGATCTAAAGTTTCGCAAGCCGGTTTTTCAATCCAGAGATCCTTTCCTTTCGCTAGAGCCTGTAACGCAATATTGTAATGTGTATTGGCCTTGGTAGCAATTACAACTGCCTTAATTCCTGGGTGCTCTAACGCAGCCTCCAATGATGTGTATGTTGTAATTGCAGAATACAAAGATTTTGCAATTTCTAATTTTTTAATATCTGCGTCGCATACTGCTGTTAATTCTTTGCTAAAATTCCTAGCTAAATTTTTACCCCAATAACCATAGCCTACTAATAATATCATTTGTTTTTCCTTATTTTAATTTCCTGGCAGGATTACCTGCATAGGTTCCAGATTCTGTAATATCCTTAGTAACTACTGATCCAGCACCAATGACAACATCATCACAAATAGACACAGGCAAAATAGATGAGTTCGACCCTACATAGACCTTATTACCTAATTTCGTTGGTAAAAAATCTTTAGATAATTTTCTATCAATAAACTTATCATTGATAAACATAACACCGTGACCAATAAAACAATCAGATCCTATTTCAGTATTTGAACATATAAAACTATGACTTTGAATCCTAGTTCGTTCCCCAATTGTTACATCGTTTTGTATTTCAACAAATGGACCTACAAAAACATTGTCTTGTAAGGTACATCCGTATAAATTTACGGGTTCAATAATCTTAACATCTGCCCCTTTGATAACGTTATTTTCCATATGGTCCGATAATTAATTTAAATAATTTAATCATTTTAGTCGTATCTCAGCAGTGACGGATTTACCTGTAGTACAAATAATACTTACAATTTCAAAACAATCTTCCAACATGATTTCTTTAGTCTTAATGTGTGTTCGAAGATCAAATACTATACGAGTATCTCTATGGGAATGTTTTTTAATTATTGCAGCATATGTAGATACAGGATAATGAAATCCGCATGACAACCAAGATGTAATTAAGTCAAATTTTATATCAGGTAATTTTAAATTATTACAATCTAACAATGTAAACTCTGTTGTTCCTAATTTTTTTAATTCAGTTTCTAAACGACTCAAAGAATTATAATATAAAAATTCATTGGCTGATGAATGATAATTTATGTCCTTGGCCGTATTATCTTTTAAATTATTATTCGTAACATCGCCGTCGATAAGCCATAACTTTGTTTTGTATTTTTCATTAAACATGCGAGATTCCCATGCTAAGCCACATCCAATATCTAATATTGTAGTTGGTGAATGTTTTAAATACGAATCAAGAGCAAGAAAATTGTTTTTTTTTACATCTTGATATGCTGAATTATTCCATTCATTAGAAATCCAATCCTGTGTAAGTCTGTTATCTGTCATTTAGCAAACCCCACTGTTTCTCTTTCGATATCGTCGTGATCAAATTCTGCCCAATACAATTCAAAAGCAATACAATCTGTTACTGCTTCGAACTGGTGATATTCGCCAGGTGCAACTTTAGTATATTGTCCTGCTTTTAATAGTGTTTCATCTACTAGATCATAATTATTCTTCCAAACACGAATAATCATCTCTCCAGATTCAACAAAGAATCCGTTCCATTTAAATTTGTGTTTGTGCTTAGAACAAACACCGCCGGCTTTGGCTTCAATTCGATGAAATTCTAATACACCGTTGGCCTCTAACAATTCTGTTTGGCCCCATATTTTACCTTGTTTCATAATATTTTACTCATGTCAATTATTTCGCTCTGTCTACTTATCTCTTTTGTAAAATAGACACAGGACGGTTTGGGACCTTCGTGTAACGGCACTGACAACAAATGATTGTTTTTTAATTTGGGGAAAAACCATTTGACATCATTGTAAAAATTTACAATTTCGATTTTGCGAAAATCAATTTTAAAACTGCTAAGTGGGTTGAAACAAAATGCTTCAAATCCACGATCATTTAAACTAGTCAATGGCAACACTTCAATGTCTGCTCCTGTTTGACTGTCACCTACTGCTATGCTCCAGTCAATAGGCATGGTAATTTCATGGTTGTCTATTCTCAACACCATAGCCGGACTGTTGAAACTTTCTAAGAATATCAAAGGAACAAAAAAGAAATCTGGTTCCTTTGGGTCACTATTATCCAACACTGCGAATCGCATGTCGTCATCTACTTCTTCTGGTAGGTTGTTTAAATCAAACCCTTTGTTATCTAATGTTAAAATGTACATGTTATTTCCAATCAATTTTTTCTTGTGTAAAAGGATACTTAGCGTCTTTATAGAATTTTTTTCTAGCAGTCAAGTGTCTCTTTGCGTATTTGCATGTACTGGTGATGTCCCATATCATGACGTGGTCTTTGTCGTCTGCTTTTCTAATGCCCCGCCCAATACTTTGTATAACTCGGACAAAGCTTTTTCCGGGTTCCAGAAGAACCAAATTAAAAATACGAGGAATATTAATACCCACAGCGGCCACACCATAAGTCGCCACAATAATCTTGTTAGTGCTTGTTTTAACATCATCATATTCTTCTTTTCGATCTTTGGTCTTTACTGCGCCCGAAATAAACACACTGTCTGGCAACTCATTAACAATAAATTTTCCAGAATCAATTCGATTTACCAGCACCAGTGTGTTGCCAGACTCGGCAATTTTTTTAATCAGTTTACTGATATAAATCATACGGTCTTCGTCAGTGACTAGATAACTTAATTCTTCTGCATAGGATCTAAACTCAGGCAAATCCAACAGTTGAACCACATTGACATGACAGTTAGACAACACACCCTTTTCCTGTAATTCGTGTGCCTGTATACGATGCACTACTGGGCCAAGGCTGGCAAAAATTGCTTGACTTTCAAAATCTTCTTTAGGCACAGTGCCGGTCAATCCCCAACGTACAGGAGCATTACAAAAATTCTGAGTGAGTAAATTTTTCAATACCTCGGCCTTGGCCATGTGTACTTCATCAACCATCACAGTTTTCACTCCGTCGAGAAATTCAGCAAGAGTAAGGATTTCTCGTTCGGCATTTTTACTTTTTTTATCTAAAATATTTAGACTTTGCCAGGTACAGATCGTGTGTGTTTTTCCCAATTCTTTACGGTCGCCGTAATATACTCCCACGTCCAACCCACAGTTAATAAAATCTTCTTCAGTTTGCTCCACAAGACTTTTATTTGGCACAATGCAGATAGTTCTGCCAAATGACTCGCAACATTTGGCCAAAGTGGCAGTGATAATAGTTTTGCCAAATCCGGTGGCAATTTCTTGTAGGCATTGTGGATTTTCTAAAAATTTACTAACTACTTCGACTTGGTCATCTCGCAAGCGAATTGGTTGGCCTGCAAATCTATGTCCCACAGGCCAGCACAGTTCTCCCCAAAAATCTTCTTTTATTACAGGAAATGAAATATTTATAGGTGTTCTTAAATCTTCAACTTCGCTGACTTCAACATTGCTGTCTTCAAGAATTTGCAATACTTTTTCTAATTGATTCAAGTATCCATTGCCGCCTAACCCAAACAGGGTTGTGGTACCGTCCCATCGGCCAAGGCGATACCTCGGCATGAATTTAGCATAGGGAATTTCGTATTTGAACGAGTTACTAAGTTTTCGTCTCATTTCTAAACTGAGACCTTCTATCTTGATATTAACTTCGTCTTTGATAATTAATTTACACAATTTCTTTTATAGCCTCTGTTAAGGGTTTCTTGTCTTGATGAAAAATAACTAGGTCACAACTCTTGGTATATAGGTTCACCCGATTGGAACCGAACACCGATGACATCACTATCACACTGCGTGGGTGCCACTGCATTTTTAGCAAAAATTTAGGAATTTTCCAGTTGGTAATACCTACTATGGCTGTATTATTATTTAATGGTTTGTTATAGGCCATTTGGTTGACCATCTCATTAAAAGGTTTGCCATCTTTATCGTTATCATATCTAAAATAAATTCCAACTGGATCAACGATGTTGTTGACAGTTAATGCAGTATTGAGTTTTTCCAGAATTTTCATGGATTTTTCAATGTTGTTGTCAAAGATTATCAACGTAGGAAATCTTTGCAATTTTTGCAACGCACTGACAATTTCGGTCAATGAAAAATCTGTAGGACTAATGTAAACTTGTGATGTTGGTCTAACAGCAATTTTTTCTTCTAGTGACACCGCTAGTGTTTTTTGGAAAAAACTGTCAAAAATTTCATATTGAAACTTGATTTTTCGGTCCTCTAACAAAATATTAGTTTTGTCTAAAGTGCCAATGTCGGCCAACACTGAATTTTTCAAATATTCAGATCCGTTGACGTCGATATAAATTTGATCATGATTTGAAGTTTTTAAAATATTGTCAATTTCTTGGTAAACTTCCAAAATTTCAGGTGAAATGTCAAAATCATGGTCAGACACCAGATTGACTAAACTGTATAGATCTTTTTCACAATACACTATTTGCCACACATTATTTTTGATCCTGATCAACGGATTTGTTAAACTTCGCTTCTTTAACTCGTCTAGATTTTTTGACAACGACTTGTTGTGATTGAAGCCCAATTCCAACAAATATCGATCTTGAGTTGGTGGTTTAATTAGATGTAGGTATTTGAAATATTCAATGGTTCTAAATTCATGACTCCATACAGGATTTTCCAATAGTCCCTGAAGGCTAGGAAAATGTTGATGATTGTCTTTGAAAATTTTCAACGCAAGATCGGCCTGGCGCTGTGTGAGATATACATTGTGTGCAATCTGTTTGGACAGACTGCTTAGAATTTCATCATTTCGACGATTTATTTCTCGCAATGTTCTTCTTTGAGAATATTCATTAAGGATTTGATCTATAGCATACGTCATAGTACAATTATACACATGTAAAAATATTTTGTCAACTGATAAATGCATTAAATATCAATATAATATATTTTTACTATGACCCGAACAATATCAGTAGTTACCACGTTCCATAAAAAAGGTTATGAAGACTATGGATCAAAAATGATTGATACATTTTTAGCCAATTGGCCGAAAACTGTTAAATTATTTGTCTATGCGGAAAACTGTCAAGTAACACAGTCAGCAGAAAATCTCACAGTGTTTGATTTACATCAAGTATCTGAAAAATTAATGTGTTTTAAAAACAAATGGCGTAACGAACCCAAAGCCAATGGTGACATTCGCAATATACCAAGATTGTCTAATCGAAAAGACAGTCATAAACCATTTAAATGGGACGCTGTGAGATTTAGTCATAAAGTCTATTCAATTTTTCACTGTGCAACAGTGTGCAATACTGATCTGTTGTTGTGGATGGATGCAGATATGATCTGTCACAGCAGTATCAGTCACCCACAGATAGATAGCATGTGTAATCCAGGTGCAGATTTGTGTTTTTTAGGACGCAAAGGTAAATTTTCAGAATGTGGATTATATTCTATGAATTTAACATCGTCTGCAACTCAACTGTTCTTAGAAAAGTTTCAATGGATGTATGATCATGCAGAAGACGGCATTTTTTTACAACAAGAATGGCATGACAGTTTTATTTTTGATGTTGTTAGAACACAAATTCAGTTAAAAGAAGTTGACTGGAGTAGTCATCTCATAACAGGAGAAGGTCATCCGTTGATCAACAGCATTTGGGGTGCGTATCTTGATCACCTCAAGGGAAAAAGAAAAGAATATGGTAAAAGTTTAACCACTGATTTAAAAATAAAAAGAACAGAAGGATATTGGCAATGAAACAAACTCATGGTTTTTGGTTTCCTGACTACGACACTCATTTTCCTAGATTGTTGACAAAAAGTTTAAAAAATGACGGAGTAGCACGTTATCAATGGCGTGCAAGAGATGCTGCTGTTGCGGTTTGTGAACAGAAAAGAATATGCATTGATATAGGAGCCAATGTGGGTCTGTGGAGTTGCGATTTAGTTAAACATTTTGATCAGGTAATTGCCTTCGAACCAGTGCAAGAATTTATTGACTGCTTTGAAAAAAATGTAGTTGCAACAAATTACACCATGCATCGTATGGCCCTAGGTAGAACTGAATCTTTTATCAACATGAACATTGTTCAAGGTAATACTGGACACAGTCATATCAACAAAGAATCATTTGGCCAGGGTGCTATTCCGTTGAAAACACTAGACAGTTTTAATTTTACAAATATCGATATGATAAAAATCGATGTTGAAGGTTTTGAAGAAGAAATACTAGCAGGCGCTATGGAAACTATTAAATTAAATAAACCAGTACTAGTGATTGAACAACAGAAACACGAGTATCAAGATGATATGATAGATACTCCTGCTATTAAGATTTTGCAAAGTTGGGGCTACAACGTTGTTACACAGATCAGCAAAGATTGGGTTTTAAAATGCTGAGTCTTTCTCGCATAAATTGCCAACCTGCGCCTGATTCAATTTCTTCGTCGTTCCAGTGACTTTGACTTAGTCTGTTGATCCATTGTTCTCGATCATGCAATACTGGTGTTGTAATCATTGACAAATCTGTATTGCATATTGGCCATGTCTGACTTTGCTGAGGTATAGAGTCAGTAACAAATACCGGAACTCCGTGTACCAAACTGGCCACACCGGGACTGCTGTTGAATGTCACTGTTGCCCAACAGTTTTCTAAATCTTGTAACAGCGAGACATTGGTACTAACTGAATACAAATTAGAAAATTTTAAATGTTCTTGTCGCCGATCACCAGGATGTTTTCTAACTACAATAGGTCTATCGGTAAATTTTCTAATTCGTGCCACTGTGTGATCAAGCCAATGTTGCACATCTGTATTACACATACTCCAACCACTGACTCGCTGTAAACAGATTAGAATATGATTGCCGTTTGACCTATAATCTTTCAACTGTAATCCCAATCGTTGACTGATTGAATTCCATCGTTGTTGATCTATCTTGTTGTCAAAATAAAATCCAGTAGTGGGAAATATTCCATTTAAACTATATCTTAGATAATAATTTGCCAGTTCAGCATTAGCAAACTGAAATAGATTACTGTCAATTACTACGGTGTTTTCATTGTTGTCGAGAATACTTCTTCGTAATTTTAAATGTGGTGACGACACATCGGCATGAACAAATCCTTGCATTACTGCAACGTCAGATTTACCTAGACCAAAATCATAAATGTATTGTACCTGATCTCCGCAACGTTCAACGCCTCGACCAAATCTTTTCAACACTTGTAATTTTAAATCATTTTTATTCTTGGGGATCGCTGCTAGATATATTGCTATTTTCATTTAATATTGACCACGCAAACCCGTTGCGAAATTCGTTTTCTGTAAATTGTGCATAACTTAAATGCGCGGCCCATTCTTCAACTTCGTCTAGAGTAGGAATCAATGGATTTTCGATCTCTGTGAGATCTTGTTTGCATAACCAGTGTGCAGCGTTAGGCCCTGTAGTGAACGCAGGCTTACCTAATAACAATGCCTCTGTGGCTGCAATACTGTTGAATGTAACTAGGCAATGAACATCTTGTTGTAACGCACCGGCTAATGTATCTGTATGGACACGTTCGGTCCGACCTTTTTTTAGTCGTATAACAATTGGCCGGTCAGTATGTGCTCTGATCGTGGCCGTGGTTTCTTCCATCCATTGATCTAAATTTAAATTAAAAAATGCCATGACTTTTTCACTAGGCGGACAAATCAAAATATTTCGTCCGGGTCTAAATTTTGTCGGTGACCACCCAGTGGCTGCTAGTCTATCTCTGGGCCTATTCTCAATAGGATAAATGTTTTGTAAATGATTTTTTGTACATCGATGATAGATTTTTTTCTTGCCATTGCCAAAATATCCGGTATCCAGATAATAAAAATCTCTTTGTTTTTCCCAGCAATCATAGATTTGTTTGCGTTTGGAAATTCCTCTAATCACTACTGGACGCATGCTATTTTCTACTTTGGAATATGTGGTAATTTGTCCCCCGGACCCTATGACGAATCCATATAACCACGGGTCAAAAATTGCACCTTTAGCGGCATATCTAAATTCACTATCAATGGCATATACATTATTATTGATCAATTTATCTATTCCTTTAATCAGGTCTTCTCGAGCAGTTGTGTGATATTCACTGTTAGCATCAACTCTGTACTCTATTAATTTATCAATTATTTGATTTATGTCATCCGGTAAGATGGCATATTTGTGAGGAGGGGGTGGCGGCGGTGTTTTTATTAATTGTATTTTTTTTTCATATGCTGCTTTTTCACGTTCCCAGTTGGCACCGTACGCACAATGGACATAATTATCAAACCAAGGGCCACCCTCGGTGTAGTGTATAATTTTAGGTTTGCCATCTTCGGGTTCGTGATACCAATTGACTAACCAGTTGTACACTGTGGGCAATGCTCCAATTTCTGAATCTGGTAACCATTGAAATCTATGCAAGAAGGCGCCAGTTTCGTGATTGACTATGTCTTTGGTCAACATTTTATTACTGGGGTGATCACAATTCCACAATATCACAGAACTCCAATTTTTTCTAGGATACGGATATTGTATTTTTCCGTCCATTTTCAGTTGTTCAGTGGGTGTATATTCATGCTGTACTACCATAACTGCATACCGGGGGTCTGCTTGTGTCATGAGATCTTCGATGCCCACTTGCCAAATAACATCACAATCACAAAATACTGCCCATCCAGTGTAGTTGGTAAGATGCGGAACTAAAAATCTAGTGAAGGTAAATTCAGTCGATCCTTTTTCGTCATCTGGTCGAAAATAATGACCTTCTGCTGTTAATTCTTTAATATTCAAAGGTATGACTTCTACACTGCCTGATCTTGACTCGATACTGTGTTTACACACTTGATAGGCAATGTCTTCTCGATGATCATAACCTACAAATACCTTTATAGGTGCTTGTTCTAAAATATTTTCAATCATACCAATCTTTCAATTTTTGTTTTGCTGAGCCGTCTCGAAGTTCATTAACATGAAACTGTCCATAGGATAAATGACATGCCCATGCGTGTAATTTATCTTGATCGGCATAATAAGGATTTTCTATCTGACTTAAATCTTGTAGTGATACTGGACTTGCAGCATTCGTCGGCGCTAATGTAAATGCTGGAATTCCATGAAAAACACTTTCAATTGCAGCCACACTGTTAAATGTTACCAATGCAAATACATCGTTGTCAAGTGCTCGTTGCAGTGTATCTGTCGAAGTTCTATCTTGTCTCTTAGGTGCTCGTTCTCTAACTTCAACCGGGCGGTCTGTGTATTTTTTAATAGTGTCAACTGTGTCTTCAACCCATCCGTCTAAATCTATATCATAAAATTTACAAGGTTTTATGTCGGGTTTGGCTATTAATATTTTGCGGCCATTTTTATTCCATGGTCGAAATTCTTTGTTAAATCGTTTTAATCGATCGTCTGGTCGATGTATAATTTCGCCATGTTGTAGATTATTTTTAACAATTCTATGCCAATATTTCCACCCCTGTGGATTTGCCACAGTACGCTCATTACCAAAGTAACCAGTGTCTATATAATAGAATGTTCTGTTATCTTTCCAACAACGTTTCATAACTTTGTGTTTGAGAATACCTCTCAACACTACGGGATCACTACTAATGTCATAGTCAAAATGTTCGTCACTTACTACTGTGTCTTGACAACCTGCGGCAAACATGTTGACGTAAGAATCTTCTCCATTCTTACTTACAAAGATCCATTTACTCATTTACGCTCAATATCCTCTTCCACACAATCTTCACCGTATTGAATTTCAATCAGTTTGAGAGGTTGGTCAGTTTCGTTGCACAGCATGTGCCACTGATTTTTTTCAATCCAGACGTAGTCATGCACAGCAAAGTGTCCAACAAGATCGTGATCACTGGAATTATCCAAAGTGTACACAGCGGCTTCACCTTCAGCCACAAACCAGAATTCAGCACGTCGATCATGACGTTGCATACTTAAACATGTTTTGGGTGCCACTGTGAGTTCTTTGAGTTTGGTGCCTTGTCCGACTTCATGCAACACGCGGTAGTATCCCCAAGCACGACCAGTCTTAGGCTTCTTCCAGTCTTCAAGTATCCAACTACTACTATTAGCTTTATTTTCACCACCAACACCAAAAACAAACTCTACATCTTCGAACACCATTTCGGGAATGTTCTCTTTAGTGCGATCGCCGCCAT